GGAAGCAACACTTTGCCTGTGAGTGGTGATTTTATATATACAAGTGAAACTGGCAGTACAAAAGCACCTGCTGGTTTTTATAGAATATTTGACCCATCAACAGGAATAGCAGAAGGAACAGTAGCTGAAGTTTTAGGTGGTGGAGGAGGATTTTCTGGAAGTGTTGCAGGAGTAGAAAATTGTTAAATAACCAAACAACTGAAAACAAATTAGTTACTTATATATAAATTTAATATAAGATGGCAGAAAAAAAAATAAGTTATAGTTGGGCTATTCATGCTTTAGATGCAAAAATAAAAGAAGATAAAAAAGACAATGTTATTTACAATGTTCATTGGGCTTATCGTGCACAAAAAGGAGATTATAAATCTAATATGATTGGAACATATAGTGTAGAATATGATAAAGATAATTTTATTGAATATGACAAGTTACAAAAGTCTGACGTTGAAAGTTGGCTTGAAGCTGGCTTAGATGTAGATAGAATGAAAGAAGATTTATCAAATCAAATTGCATTGTTAGAAAAACCAGTTGACGTGGTTTTGCGTCCTGACTGGTAATTTACTATATTTGATTATAAATCTAATATTATGAATAAAATTAAAGAAGAAGAATTAAATCAAATACTTGACATGCAAAAAAAATTTGCTGCTGTTAGAAACGACTTAGGTGTTTTAGTAATAAGAAAACAAGAATTACTTAAAGCACAAGACGTTTTAGTTGAAGAAAATAATAACATCATGAAGGGCCTTGAAGATATTTATGGTAAAGTAAACATAAATTTAGAAGATGGCTCTTATGAAGAAATAAAAGAAGAAAAATAATCTAATATTATGAAGAAGCCAAGTGAGATAGGTGAAGACACAAAACTAACTTTAGATTTAAAAACTATTGGTATTGTCATAGCTGGAGCAGTTTCACTTGCCTTGATGTACACAGATTTAAATTCTGAAATAGATGTTGCAAAAGAATTACCTAAACCAGAATTAACAAGAACAGAGTATGATTTAAAAGACCAGCTTATTAGGGAAACAATAGAAAATACAGCAGAACAAGTAAAAGAAAACTCAGAAAAACTAGATAAAATAGATGAAAAATTATATGAAATTATACAAAAATGAAACAAATATTTGTCCTCATTGCGTTATTTGTATATGCAATCGCTAGTACGCAAGAGTACACAGTTTTACACATAAATAGTTCTTGGAATTATAAGAACGATTATAAGCATCTAAATAAAATAAAAGGCGCAAAAATTGTAACTGCATTACTTGAGGAACAAAAAGCAAGTATAAAAAATCAAATAAAATCAGTTCCTGTAATATTTATATATAGAGATAGAAATTTAGTTGGTAGATGGGATGGTGGTATATCATTATCTATAGATGTACCTGTATCAGAACTACAAGAAGTTATAAATAGCAGTAGATTTCGTAGAGTTTCAACAAATTGATAAGTTATGATTTCAGAACATATATCCGAAAAAGAAGCAACTAAAAGTGTTACAGCACTTAGATTAGGTATAGACAACACACCAAACGGAAATGCATTAGGGAATATGAAACTACTTGCTCATTGGTTGTTTGAACCACTAAGAGAGTGGGTTGGTGGCCCAATAAAGATTACAAGCTTTTATAGAAGTCCAGAATTATGTGTTGCTATAGGTTCTAAGACAAGCAGTCAACATACATGCAAAAACGGAGCTGCAATAGATATAGATGATGTATATGGTTATAAAACAAATGCCGAGATGTTTTATTATATAAAAGAACATCTTGATTTTGACCAAATGATATGGGAGTTTGGCAACGAAGAAAATCCAGATTGGTTACACATAAGTTATGTAAGTGAAAGTAAGAACAGAAATAAAATACTTAAGGCCGTAAGACATGACGGTAAAACTAAATATATAGATATAACAAATGCCTAAAAAGAAATTTAAAGATACAACAGTAGGTAAAATGTTACTAGGAGCTGCAGGCCTAGTAAATCCAACATTAGGAAGCGTATTACAGGGAGTAACATCTCCTAAAGAAGCTATTGCAGAAATAACTAAATCTAAAATACCTAATGAAGAAAAAATTAAATTACAACAACTTATTTACGAACAACAAAACAAAGAGATGGAAGCTGTTACAAACAGATGGCAAGCTGATGCATCAAGTGATAGTTGGCTTAGCAAAAATGTTCGTCCTCTTATCCTTGTTTGGTGCATTGTGGTATTTAGCTTTGCTGGTATATTGGACTCTATTGATTCAATACCTTTTCACATAGGAGAAGTATGGAATGATACATTTGAGAAAGTTATGATGGCTTGCGTTTTAGCTTACTTCGGTGGCAGAACTACAGAAAAAGCTACCAGTATATTTAAGAGTAATGGCTAGGAAAAGAAACGAAGTAGCTATATATAAATCTAAATCACGTAAAAGAAAAGGCATACACGCCAAAACAAAATCAAGTAAAGTCAAGCACAGTAAAAATTATAAAAAAAGATATAAAGGACAGGGTAGATAATAATATTTATGTCCTTTATGAATTTAATAGGTATTTTTTTATATCTTTATGAATTCAATAGGGTGTTACAAAATATCCATTGATTTCTTTGTTTTCATTGTTTGAAAGGGGTAACATAAAATTGTTGCCCTTTTTTTTTGCATCTGACATTTTTTGTATATATTAGCACCATGAAAAATCTACAAAGTAAATTGGTGGCTATTCAATCGAGTTTGAAAGCACCTAAAAATCAAAGGAACAACTTTGGTAATTATAATTATAGAAGTTGCGAAGACATATTAGAAGCAGTAAAGCCTTTACTTAAAAAAGAGGGTTTATTGTTGACAATATCTGATTTTGTAAACAACGAGCCTTTATATGTTGTAGCTACAGTTACAATTAGTGATGGTACAGATTCTATAAGTGTAAATGCTCAAGCTGGTATAGACCCTAGTAAAAAGGGAATGGACATAGCACAATGTTTTGGTGCATCGTCCAGTTATGCTAGAAAGTATGCTTTAAACGGTTTATTTTTAATAGACGACACAAAGGATGCAGATGCAACAAATACTCACTCTAAGAGCTCTAAAACAAGCTCTAAATGGACACAGACAACCACTCAAACATTAGATGTTGATAAAGAGTGGTTAGCTAAAACAGGTAAGTATTTTGAAAATGCAAAAAAGGCTTTACAGTCAAACAAGATAACAATGTCTGATGTAAGGCAAAAATACAAAGTAAGTAAAGAAGTTGAAAAATTATTAACAAGTTAAATATGAATGAAAAAAAGTATGTAGGTTCTGGAAGACAAGTAAAGAACTACGATTTAATTAATTTTACTATAGCAGAAGATAAGACCAAAGATTCATGGATTGAATACAATGGTAGAAAGTTTCTTAAGCTAAGCATTGGTAAGAAAAAAGAAGTTGACCAATATGGCAAAACTCACACAGTATGGATTGATGAGTATGTGCCAGAGCAGAAAACAGAGAGCAAGGTAGAAACCGACTTGCCATTCTAAACAAACAATCATAAGCACTCAGCACATATTTTTCATAGGTTTCATATTATTTAGTTGTTTTTGCTGAGTGTTTGTGATTTATAAAACTATGAATAACAGATACTTAAATATTAATTTAAATTTTATGAATACTAATTTAACAATACCTGAAACGGTTGTATTATCGTACATAGAAGGGCTATCAAGAAAAAAAGGTTTTTGCTATGCTTCAAATAAATCTATTTGTGGTGCACTTAAAATGAATGATAGAACTTTGTATAGGGTTTTAAACAAATTAGAAGACAAAGAATACATAAAAAGAGTAACTAAAAGTGTTGGCAACGGTGGTAAAGAAAGAAAGATTTTTGTAAGCCCAGATGTCAAACTTGTCAGTTCCTTATAATACATAGTGTAATATATAATATATATATAATACATAGTGTATTATAAAACATAGTGTAAACAATGAAACAAGAATTTAATAACATTGGTGTTTATCCTAAGGGTAATAAAACACAACAAAAAGTAACTTGCCCTAATTGTTTTAAAATAGGCAAAAAACATTATAAAGATTTGTGTTTAAGTATTAACTTAGATACAGGTCTTTATAATTGCCATAAATGTGGATGGAAGGGCTGTGTAAAACCAAAGGATAATTATATGCCAATAAAACAATATACTAAACCAAAAAAAAATAATCTACAGAAAATAAATCAAATAGGTTTAGACTTTCTACAAAAAAGAGGTATTACAAAAGAAGTTATACAGGCAAATAAAATTATTAGCACTAAAGATGGAAAAAGTATTGTTTTCCCATATTTTAAAGACAATGAACTAATTAATTACAAAACAAGAGGACTTGCAAAAAAAACATTTACACAAAGCAAAGATAGTTTGCCAATCATATATAATTATGATAGAGTAAAGAATGAAAAACTAATTATTATTTGTGAAGGAGAAATGGACTCTTTGAGTTGGGAAGTTGCTGGTATTACATGGCATACTTCTGTAAACATGGGTGCGCCAAACATAAAAGATAAAAACTTAGATAAAAAACTAGAATGTATATCTAATTGTTACGAAGTCTTTGAACAGGCTGAAAGAGTTTATATAGCAACAGATAATGATGACAATGGTAGATATTTAGAAGAAGAACTCGTAAGAAGATTTGGTGCAGAAAAATGTAAGATAGTAAATTTAAAACCTCATAAAGATGCAAACGAAGTTTTACTTAAGGAAGGCATAGAATCACTAAAGCAAAGAGTAAGAGATGCTCATGACCCAAAACTAGAAGGTATATTTACTATTGATGATATTTATGATAGCATGATTGATAGTTACAGGAATGGTCAAGAGAGAGGAAGTACAACACATATCAGTTTAATAGACAATGCTTGGACTTGGAGAATAGGAGAAGTAAATATATGGACGGGTTATCAGAATGAAGGCAAGAGTATGTTTTTAGGCCAACTATCTTTACTTAAGGCATTTCATGATGGTTGGAAGTTTGGTGTGTTTAGTCCAGAAAATATGCCTATAAATGATTTCTATAGTGATTTAATAGAATCATACATTGGCAAAAGCGCAGACCCTTTTTACAGTAAAAACTACATGAATGAAAAAGAATTTAGAGAAGGTCTTGAGTTTATGAAAAAACACTTCTTTGTAATTTATCCAAAAAAAAGTTATAAATTAGATGACATCTTTGACAGAGCTAAGTTTTTAGTAAAGACAAAAGGTATTCGTTCTTTGATAATAGACCCTTATAATACAGTTCAACATCGTATGCAAATTGGAGAGAGAGAAGATTTATATATCAGTAGATTTATGAGTCAACTAAAAAGATTTGCAGTTGAAAATAAAATATCAGTACATTTGGTTGCACATCAAGTTACACCTCAAAAAGATGACAACAACAGATATTATAAACCAGATGTCAACCGAATCAAAGGTGGAGGTACTTTTGCTGATAAGTGTGATAATTGTCTATTTATTTGGAGACCAAATAGAGCATTAGATTTTTCTGATACTAGAGTTATATTTGGCAGTCAAAAGATTAAGAAACAAAAACTTGTAGGTTATCCACAAGAGATACATGGTATAACATACGACAGGAAGTCAAGCCGATATTATTTTAACAATGAAACCCCTTTTGTTGAAATAGATAAATACAGGTGCGACTTAAAGCAAGAGTAGATAGTAACCAAAAAGAAATAGTCTCTAAGTTAAGAGAGATAGGATGTAGTATATTACATACTCATCAACTAGGAAAAGGAGCACCAGATATAATTATAGGTTATAATGGCAAGAATTATTTAATAGAAATAAAAGATGGTACTAAGTCTATATCACAACAGAAGCTTACAAAAGACGAATTACAATTTAAATCTAATTGGAAAGGCTCATATTTTGTTTGTAACTCTTATGAACAAATTAAAGCCGTACTTGATTGTGGATTGTAAAATACTTAAAATACTATCACAAAAACACCAAGACTGGTTTAACATGGCAAAAAGTTTTGGTTTAACAAATGACGAAGCAAATGAGATTGTACAAGAAATGTATATAAGAATTTATGATTATACAAAAGACATAAAAAAGATTATGTATAATGAAACCGAAGTAAATACTTTTTACATATACATAACACTACGAAATCTATACTATAGTAATTTTGCCAAGTATGGTAAAAGTATAAAGACAAAAAAAATATATCTGTTCACTGAAATGGATGAAAATAAATTTAATAAGATATATAATAATTATTTTGAGGATTATGAATTACATAGTAATAAATTAAATAAAAAAATTAAACTAGATGAGCTATTTGACAAAATAGATAAAACAATAGATAGTTGGTATTGGTATGATAAAAAACTAACTAAACTATATTTTGATAGTGGCATGAGCATGAGAGATTTAAGCAAAGAGACAAAGATAAGTTTGAGTTCAATATTTAATACTTTAACAAATGCGAAAGAAAAAATTAGACAAAACACAAAAGAAGAATACAGAAAATACAAAAGCTAGAGGTCTTGGAGATACTGTTGAAAAGGTATTTAAAAAGACTGGCATAGACAAAGTAGCTAAGTTTATCTTGGGTGAGGACTGTGGATGTGATAAAAGACGTGATACTTTAAATCGTTTATTTCCGTACAATAAACCAGAATGTTTAAATGAAGATGAATTTAATTATCTCGATACATATTTTAAAGCCAAGAGTAATGTAGTATCTGCAGAAACACAAGATAAATTATTAGTTATTTATAATAGAGTGTTCCATGAAAATAAACAAGCAACAAATTGTAGTAGTTGTTTTAGAAACGAGTTACACAATAAATTAGAAAGAGTTTACATAGAATACTTAAAAGAAAATTAATGACAGAAAAAGTCAGCTTAATTAGAAACAGAAATAAAGTAAAGCAAGTTATTGATTTTACAGGTGTACAAAATGGAAACATGCACCCATCAGATATTGATGCTGTTTTAGAGTTTGACAATGAAGTTTTAATTTTGATTGAAGTTAAATATAAATTTAATTCAATACCTACAGGGCAAAGATTATTGTTAGAGAGACTTTGTGATTCTTGGCATACAGGTAAATCTCTTGTTCTAAAAGTAGAGCATGAATTTAATTCTGATGACACAAATATACCACTAGAAGAATGTTGGGTTACAGGTGTTTATCATGACAAGAAATGGGTTTATTATACAGACAAAGTAGGTTTTGTTACCTACATAAATGCTCTAGGTAGGAAATGGAATTGTAGTAAATGTAAATTTTAATTATGCCACTTATAAAACCAAAACAATACGAAACTAAAGATTCTTTTTTACAAAGGTTTATGAACAATGCTAAAATGATTTCTGAGTACCCAGATAGCAAACAAAGATATGCAGTTGCAAACGAGATGTGGAGAAAGAGGTTTAGTAGATATATAAAATAATTTATTATATTTGTTCTAAACAAAGAACAATGAAAACATTCCTTAAGCTATTTTTGGCTATACTTATATTTGGTTGCGAAGATAATTGCGACCTAAGTCATTATCCTTCACCCCCTTATGTTGGCCCTTATCAAGTTGAATATAGTGATGGTTGGGTTAAATATATTTATATTTGTCGTGATGGTTATAACGAGATTATAACTTATCAAGTTGTAGGTGGTTGTTGGGAATCGTTAAGAACTACACAATATAACATAGATTGTAATTAATATGAAAGATTTTATAACTACACTAGACGGAGAGTTTTGGGATAGACAGGAACTTATTGATAAAGCAAATGAAGATAAATTTTATTATGGTTATCTTGCAAAAGCTTGTTTATCAAGTAGCTCTGTATCTAAACTACTTAAGTCTCCTAGAGAATATTTATTGAGCTTCGAGCTACCAACTGAATCTACGGCATTATCAGAAGGTTATTTATTTCATGCTTCAATATTAGAGAAAGACAAATTTGATGAATGTTTGTTTTTAGATGTCGCAACAAAAAACAATAAAGAATATAAATTAGCTAAAAAAGAGAGATGGGATGTCTTTACAATGAAAGAAAGAGATAATGCTTTGAAGCTTCGAGATAGATTTTATAATTGTAAAGAAGCATCTGAGTTTCTTGTAAATTCAAACTTTGAAGTGCCACAAATAAATTATGTAAATAATTATGCATTCAGAGGTAAAGCAGATATTCTTGGAGATTGTCTCGTTGATTTAAAAAGTACGGCCAACATACATAAATTTAAACATAGTGCTTATATGTATAATTATGATAGTCAAGCTTTCATATATTGTAATTTATTTGGCAAGTCATATAAAGATTATAGGTTTGTAGTTATAGATAAAAGCCCTACAAATGAATTGGGTATATATAATATTAGTCAAGACTTTTATTTTAGAGGAGAACAAAAAGTAGAACAAGCAATTAAAGTGTACGAAACTTTTATTAAAAATGAATTTGACCTAAATGATTATTTAATAGAAGACACTTTGTAATGAATGACAATATATACTTGGACGAAAAAGAATGTTATAATGATGCTTTGCTATGTTTAGAAACTAACATATCAAATTTAAAAGATGTATATTTCGTATTGAAATATTATGAGAATGAAGAACATTATGAATGTTGTAAGGGTATATTAAAAGCAGTCGATGAGTACAAAAAAAGAATTACGGTTAGAACAGAAGCGTAAAGAAGATATTGAATATTATGATAATTATAAAAAGAGTTTATGTCAATTTATTATTATTAATAGTTGCTATGTCAGTAATGGCAAATATTATGGCAGAATACATATAAATCATCATGAGATGTTCAATATACTAAAAGAGATACAAAGATTAGAAATATTAATACATGAACTTAAAAATGGAAAACAAGTACAGAAAACTATTACAGAAAGAGTCGCCAAATTTATATAAGAATTATGAATCTATTATGCTAGAACAATTTGAATTGTTTTGTAAAAAGCAATTAGATTATGGCATCAGTAACATTAGCACGGGTGCAAACTTAGAAAAGAAAGAAGGTAAGGTATTTGCATTGACAGGGTTATGGTTCAGAATGAATGACAAAATAAGTAGATGGAAAAACTTAATGTTAAAAGACAGAAAAGCAAACAATGAATCTTTGTTAGATAGTTTCAAAGACTTAGGTAACTATTCTATTATAGCACAATTAGTAAGTAAAGGTTTATGGACGGAATAAAGAAAAAAGATGGTCGTAGAAATAATGGTGCAGTAAAAGGTATATCAAGAGGTCAAGGCCGTAAACCAAAAGCACAAGAAAAAAAGATAAGTAGCTTTGCTTTACAATCCATGAAAAAGGTTTTTGGTAGTGAAGAAAAAGCATGGCTTGAATTAGGTAAACTTGCTAGAGAGAGTTTTCCACACATGAGATTGCTTTGGGAATATAAATATGGCAAACCAAAAGAAAGCAAAGAACTTGATGTAAAAACAGAAGTAAATATTCCTGTAATAAATTTCTTAGATAAAGATACTACTATTGATATTGAACATAACGAAGTAGATGAAAAACCTCAATCTAAACAATAAATACCAAACCTTATTCAATTCAAAAGATAGATACTTTGTAATAACAGGTGGACGTGGAAGTGGGAAATCTTTTGCCGTAAATACATTTTTAGTATTATTAACATACGAATCTGGACACAGAATATTGTTTACTAGATTCACAATGACTTCAGCAGGCATGTCAATTATACCAGAGTTCATAGAGAAGATTGAGCTCATGGGTATTGGCGAACAATTCACAATAACTAAAACAGAAATCATAAATAATTTAACAGGCAGTTCAATATACTTTAGTGGTATAAGAACAAGTAGTGGAGACCAAACGGCAAAACTAAAATCTATACAGGGTGTATCTACATTTGTACTTGATGAAGCAGAGGAGTTAACTGATGAGGAAAGCTTTGATAAAATTGATTTTAGTATCAGAGCAAAGAATGTTACTAACAGATGTATATTAATTCTAAACCCTACTACAAAAGAGAATTGGATATATCAAAGGTTTTTTCAGAATAGAGGTATTCCAGATGGTTATAATGGAAGTAAGAATAATATAACATATATCCATACAACATACTTAGACAATCTAAAACACTTATCACAATCTTTTGTAAAACAAATCGAAGACATGAAGATAAGAAGGCCAGAGAAATATCAGCATCAGATAATGGGTGGTTGGCTCAAAAGAGCAGAGGGTGTAATATTTACTCATTGGAATATAGGTAAATTCAATACCCAAATAGATTCAATAGGTGGATTAGATATAGGATTCTCTGTTGACGAGAGTTGCTTATGTGAAGTTGCCATTGACAAAGTAAGGAAATTAATTTGGATTAGAGAACACTTTTATAAAAAAGGTTTGACTACAACACAAATATTTGATTTGTCAATTCGATACATGGGTAAGAATTTAATAGTATGTGATAATTCTGAGCCACGTTTAATATCTGAATGTAAATCCAAAGGTTTGAATATTGTACCTACAATAAAAAGAAAAGGTAGCATACTAACAGGAATAAGTTTGATGCAAGACTACAATATTATAATTGATAGTGATAGTGTAAATTTAATACGAGAGTTCAATAACTATTCATGGAAACTAACAGGTGCAATTCCTATTGATAAATTCAATCATGGCATCGACGCTTCCAGATATGCAATTCAATATTTGCTGACTCGTTCTGTACCACACGGAAGTTATTTTGTAAAATAATATATTTTTTATTTGGATATGTCAGTTGGAATGCTTAATATTGTAAGTGTTATGAAGAAACAAATTAAGAAAACAATAGAACATTACGACAAGAACAGATACTTTCATAGTTCTGATTTTGATTGGATAATGAAAAAAAACATAGAATTAATAAACAATAAAACAAAGAAGAAATGAAAAAAACAACGTATAATTTAATTATGTATTACATATCTGATATTAAATATAATATTAAAAAAATACAAAAAGAAAATAGAATGTCTCAAGAAAATAAAGAAACTTTATTTAAAGACGTAACCATGTCTTGTGATATAATTTATAAATTAATAAACGAATAAAATTATGAGACCAATGAGACAAATAGGGGAAATGATAAAAAAGTTCTTAACTCCAAAGACAACGAACTATTGGATATGTGTTCCACAGGAAATGGATAATCACAGACAAAAAGAAATGTTTATAATGGACACAATAAGTTTTTTACAAGATAAAATAATAATTAAAAATAAATGACAGGACAAGCAGATTTATACAGAATAGAAATTAATCATCTTAGGCAATTATTAAATAATGCCACAACTAAAAATGCTGAATACGAGGATAAGATAGCATCTTTAGAAGCTAAAATAGAAGTTTATCATAAACATTTAGAAGATGAGTACAGAAAGCAAAAAGCATAAGAATACTTATATTTTTGCGATAAAGGAACGCAATCAAGAAGTTTACCTTAAGCAATTCAATACTGATAGAAGTGTTGATTGGACTATAAAACAATATAGCAGAAACAGAGAAATAATATATATGAATTTAATATGAAAACAAAAGAAAGTAAAAACGTAATTGACAAAATAAGGTTTGAGGGCAAAACAAGACATGAAGCCCTTTGTGAATTGTATAATACATTATCAAACGAAGATTTTATGCATCTAATAAACATGGCACAAAGTAGATTGTTTATTTGGAATCCACACGACAAAACTTGTTATGACTTAGACATGGAAATTCCGTGTTGTCCAAATGGTGCAGAAATTCAAATCAATATTCAAGAAGATGGATTTAAATTTAAACCAATGGTCAGTAAAGAAAAATAGAGGTTGCTCAACGGAAAAAGTATCTTTAGTGTAGCTATTCTCCGTGCTACACACCTCTAAAATATTTATGTGAGTTGTTTTTATTCCCCCTGTGAATTTAATACATAAATTTAATAGGGGGTTTTTTTTTGGCCGTATCTGGTTTTGGATTTTTGCAAAGATATATAAAAAAAAAATAATATTTATTTTGTCAGTTGGAAAATATATTTTATATTTGGGTATAATTAAAAACAATAAATATGAAAACAGATTTACTAAACAAATGTAAAAACCTTAAAAGACAAATTGAATTAATTAATTATTATTATCCAAATAAAAAAAATAATTCTTTTTGCCAAAAATTAAAAAAGGATTTAGAATTTAACGAATTCCTTTTATCACTTAAAACCTATATTAACAAACAATAAATATGAAAACAATAAAAACACTATTAGAAAAAATTATTTTACACGATAGATTTATAAAGCTATTTGTTTATTTGATGGCTTTCATTTTTACTATCTTTTTATCAATCGAAATAAATTAATATAATATGAAAACAAAACAAATCACATACGAAAAATTTACACCAAAAGGTAAAACTTATTGGAATGATGAAGGCATTTATCAAACTGAATATAATGAACTTTATAAAATATTAGTCCCCGATTGTGGAGACGCTCCTACAATACAGGGTGAACTTATAAGAGTAGTTTCAAGATTAAATTATGACTACTTTAATAATGGAAATTGTAACGTTCAAGAGGTTATTTTTGACAGCAATGGCATTTATGAGGAGGACGTATATATTACTGATTATTATCAGAGAATGATTGACTTTTTATATAACTATTCAAATGCTGAAAATGAGGTTACAAAGTTGGTACATTTTTTAACGAGTTATAACCATTATAGTAGCCCTTCATTGTTTAGTGAAGAAAATGAGCTTTTATACACAAGACTTGTTGACAAAATAATGCAACAAGTTTTAACTGAAGGCAAGAACGCTAATAAACCTAATCCAGAATTTAAACAAGATGCATAGAATAGAAAAAAACATTTTGCATTATGCAAATAAAAGAAAACAATTAAGAAAAATAAAACAATTAAAAAATAAAATAAAAATGGAAAAAGAAATATTTGAATACTTAGAAAACTTAAGAGAATCGGGCATCACAAACATGTTTGGTGCTGGTATATTTATACAAGAAGAATTTGGGTTGGGAAAACTTGAAGCAAGAGAAATTTTAGTAAAATGGATTAAATCAAAAAAATCTTAAATAAATTAAAACAATATGAAAACAATACAAGTGGTTCAAATGAACTCAACGAGGACAGGAAACCCTGTCGCAAATCAATTTGAGATATATACAGACAAATATATATATTTTCAAAGCTATTCAACAATCATAGCAAAGAAACAAAGGGGATTTTTAGGCAAGACAATACTTGACAAAAATTATTGGGATTATTCAAGAACTACCTTGAAATATTTAAAATCATTTCTCGGCACAGATAAAAGCAAGAAAGAAATTGAGAGAGATATTCAAACAGGGGTTTATAAACTAGCACGGTTAAATAAAATCTAAATACTGCAAAGGGCTTCGGCCCTTTTTTTTATGTCTACATAATTTAACATAATAAAAGTTATGATGCATAATTAATTAATTTTTATTAATCTTATATGGCCTTTTATTAATTTTATAATCATGGCTTAAAAAATTTAAATTGTTGATAATCAGTTGAAAAAGATTAATTAAATGGGTTTTTTTTATTTTACGGCCTATAAAAACAAAGAAACATCAATTTTAAGGCCTATTACATTCAATTTAACGGCCTATTAATTCAGTTTAATGGTATTGGCCCATAAATAATATAAATAGCCTTATATGGCCTTAAATATAGGGTGTCTGTGCAAACGGCCAACTATATTGGATATTACTCAACTCTCTATACATACAATACTTTGCACCTGACAGTTTGCAGTTATCAATAAATTCAATACCTTGCGCAATTCAATAGTATGGAAAAGTACGATGCAATATCTTGGTGTATAAAAAATGGCATAAAGGTTTACGCTGTGCCAAGAGACGCTAATCAATACTTTGTTGAAGTCAATAACAATGGTAATATAATTAGAAGTCCTAAGACTTATGGCCGTAAAGATTGGAGTGATAAGGTATATGAAATCTATCTATACTATTATAGAAAATATTCCAAATGACATATAGTCAGTATATATATATTATATATATATTACATAGTGTAATATAATACATAGTGTAATATATTACATGGTGTAATACTAAATATATATAATACTATTAATCTGACATATAAGCAGGTGGGATAAGTTAGATACAATATAAACAATAATTATTAATTATAATATGGCTAAGAAATTTATAGAATTAGAAGTACCTCAAACGTTAAATGATATAACACTTGAGCAGTACCAAAAGTATATGAAAGTCATGGATGCTCATAAGGACGCAGAACAAACTGATGAGCTAACAAACTTTTTAAATATGAAGCTCGTTGAAATATTTTGCAACATAAGCCTTGCAGAAGTAGATAAGATTTCTGTAAGAGGTTTTAACAAGGTATTAGAAATACTAGACAAAGCATTTGCTGAAAAACCAAAACTAATAAGAAGATTTAAATTAGAAGGTGTTGACATGGGCTTCATACCAAAACTTGACGATATATCTTTAGGAGAATATATTGACATAGAAACTAATATTAATGATTGGCAAAACATGCACAAAGTAATGAGTGTTATGTATAGGCCAGTTAATTTTAAGTTAGGTGATAAATATACTATAGCACCATACGAAGGCAAAGAAGAAATACAAGAGATTATGAAAGGGATGCCAATGAATGTAGCATTAAGTGGTATGCTTTTTTTTTACAATTTAGGGAAAGCGTTACTTCAAGCTATACCGAGATATATGGAACAGAATCTGACGAAACAGGATTTGCAAACGCTAGAGAATCATTTGGCAAAAAATGGGGCTGGTATCAATCAGTTTATGCACTCGCTAAAGGAGATGTCCTCAGATTTGACAAAGTTACCAAACTATCATTATTCGAATGTTTAAATTATTTATCATTTGAGAAAGAGAAGAACCAAATAGAACAAGACGAAATAAAAAGAGCTTATAAAGGATGACAACATTTTACGATATACTAGATAAATTAAAAACATATCTACAAGGCAACAGTAATATTAATTCAGTTACATTTGGAGATATATTTGAAGTTGACTTATCAAAGCAAACTATATTTCCATTAGCCCACATAGTAGTAAACAGTTGTACTTTTCAAGAGCATGTTGTTCGTTTCAATATGCAAGTAATATGTATGGATGTTGTATCAGAAACTAATGAAGACTTAAAAGAACAGAATAATTATTTTCATGATATAAATAACAAACAAGATATTTTAAATACAATGTTTTTTGTTGTCAATGGATTGCAGAGTGCTCTTAGGCGTGGTGAACTGTATAGCGATTTATTTCAAATAGATACAGATTTTGAAGCACAGATGTTTGAGGACAGATTTGAAAATTTACTTACAGGTTGGTCTTTAACACTAGATGTAATTGTGCCAAACAATCAAATATCAGATATTAATTCAAATGGACAAAGTGCTTGCTAATGAGTTTTAAATTAAAAAATACAGAATCCTTTCTAACTAATTATTCAAATAAACTAATTAGACTTGCAAAGGCTAGAATAGACAAGCCTTTTACTAGAACGTATAAATCTGGCAGAACGATACAAAGTGCTCTAAAATCAAGTGGACAATTAAAAGATAGTTTACAACTAAGTACTAAAATTGTAAGAGGTGGTGATTTTTTTCAATTTAATATAACAGGTAAAGATTATGGTGAAAAGATTGATGAGGGAACTAAAGCTGGTACAAACGTAAGAGTAAATGATATTGTAAGTTGGATAAACAGAAAACCTGTAACTCTTGATTCTATAAAAGATAAAAATAGAGTTGCTAATTTGATTGCACAAAAAATAAATAGAGAAGGCATCAAGCCAGTTCCTTTTTTAACTGAATTAGTAAATCAACAAGTAGATAGTATAATTGACGTAACACCAAATATTATTGACGATATAAGTAAAAATATTGATGAGTTTATGATTATGCTAGGTTATGGTAAAACTGGTGAAACATTTAAAAAGATAGAGAAATAACATGTCAACAATTATAAACACAAGAAGTCCTTTCTATTTGAAAGTAAAAAACGCAGATTTGAATTCTGTTAAATTACAATTGTATATATTTACAGGTTTACACAATTCAAGAACTAATGCTTATTTAAGATATACAATTCAAAAAGAACAAAAGCTTGATGAACTTGATAGAGGTACTACTTCTGCAACTACATCAAATAAATTAGTTGATAGCACACAAAATTTTACATCTACAGTACAAGTTGGTAGTTTTGTAAAAAACACAACAGATAATACTACAGCTTCAGTAACTGCGATAGATAGTGACACAACTTTGACTCTTGATGCAGACATTATGGCTAATGGAGAAAACTATATTATATATGCCATGCCCTATGTTGTATTTGAACTAAGTGAGCTTGCAAGAGATTATATGATTACTGAATATAACAACTATGCAACAGATACTATATGGATTGATGCTGATGTAACAATATTTAATTCAGCAGGCAATATTGTTCAAGTAGGTGGCCAAAATACAGTTGTTAATACTTTTTTAGGTATTGATGGTTATGGTTACTTTGAAGATGGTGTTAATCCAAGAACAACAACAACACCAATGGTTTTACAGAATAATACAGATGTTTATTATTTTGATGGACAAGATATAAAAATACCTGTATTTGCTGAAGCGTTGCCACTTGTAACATTGACAAGTTTAGCAGGTTCAAATATAAACTGGGAAGCAGCAAATGACTTTTGGGAAACTAACGACAGTACATGGGGTTCAGGACAAACACCTATACAAATTGCTGACAACGGTAACACAAATCAAAAAATACAATATATAATAATTGAAGACACACAGTTACTAAATGATGGTGATATAGTTACTTTTGATACATCTGTATCTGGATTTACCGATACAGTAATTACATTGAAAAAAGTAGAAGAATGTAAATACAGTCCACTTAATTTAATATTCTATAATAAATTTGGTGCACTACAAAATATATGGTATTTCAAAAAGTCATTCAAAGAAATTAATATAAGAAGTGAAAAGTATAAGAACAATATATTAGATTTAGAAAATTCTGGTGGCACACCTTCTTATGCTTTATCTAAACATCAAGAAAAGAAATTTATGGCTAATGGTAAAGAAAGTATTACTGTTAATACTGGTTACTATCCAGAATCATACAATGAAATAGTAAAACAAAAAATGTTAGCTGAACAAGTATGGGTTGACGACATAACAACAGTATTACCTGTTAACTTAAAATCGAACACACTTAGATTTAAAAAGTCTGTAAATGATAAACTTATAAACTATACTGTTCAATTCGATTACGCCTTTGATAAAATAAATAATATTTTATAATGCAGAAAGTAGTTTTATACATAAAAAACTCTGATAAAGATTATCAAAGAGTAGATATGTTTGATGACGAAACTATAAGCTTAACATCCAAGATACAAGATGTAAGAGATATAGGTAAAGTATTTATGGATTTTAGTCAAAGCTTTACAGTTCCTGCATCAAGAGACAATAACAAAATATTTGAACATTGGTATAGATATGAAATAGAAAACAACTTTGATGCTAGAACTAGAAAAGATGCAATCATGGAACTTGACTTCAATCCTTTCAAACGAGGTAAAATATCTTTGGAAAACGTTAAGTTAAAAGACAATAAACCTTTTGCATATACTTTAGTTTTTTATGGCAATACTATAAATCTAAAAGATTTACTTGGCGATGACGAATTATCTGATTTACCTCAGCTCGATAATTTTACACATGATTATTCTAGCTCAAATGTAAAGACAGGTTTACAAAGTGGTTTATCATCAAGTAAAATTATATATCCACTTATATCTCATACAAAAAGATTTTATTATGATTCTGCCGAATCATCACCACAATATAGTGGAAACTTATATTATAATACAACACAAAACAATATTGGACTAGCGTTTGATGATTTAAAGCCAGCGATAAAATGTTTGACTATTATCGAAGCTATAGAAAATAAATATACAATCGCAAACGGTTATCCGAGTAATGTTGTATTTACTAGAGACTTTTTTAACAATACAGAGTTTTCTAATTTATATTTATGGTTATGTAGAAACAAAGGCCCTATAGGAGGAGATGTTAACCAAGATGAAATATTAAGTCGAATATGTGGAAACTGGGGTTATTCTTCTGGTACAGTCCCACACTTTAACGTAAGTGGAGATAGTTGGGGATTTACTGTACAAAATCATACAAATAGTTTTAGAGGTGTTCTAACTGTAACTACAGCAGGTGCAAACCAAAGCATACCTTTTACAATGAAAGCTATTGATTATGTAAGTGGTACAACCTTAGCACAAAGCTCTAATGAATCTGGTTCAGTAAGAGCACTAACATTTGAGATACCTTCATCTTTTAATGCTGTAAACTTTCAAGTCAAATGGATTATTGAATCAGAGACAGCAATATCTTTTACACCTAGCATAGAACTAACAGAACTTATTCTTGACCCTTTGACGGGCAATCCAACATCTGAGATAAACGCTGTATATAATATTAATGGTTCAGCCGCAGCTATATCAACTGTAAGTGAGATTATAATAACACAGAACACACCAAAAATAAAAACTATAGATTTTTTAAGTGGTTTATTTAAAATGTTTAACCTTACAGCATTTTTCATAGATGACGTTGGCGATGCTGACTTTGGCAAAATATTTGTAGATACATTGGACAATTTTTATGCAGATAGAGTTAATAATCCATCAGGAGGTGAATATGATATTACAAAATATGTTGACACTTCAAATACACAGATAGATAGAGCTTTTGAATTTAGTGAGATAGATTTTAAATATCAAGAACCTAAAACACTTTTATCTATAAATCATTTAGAACAATTTAACGAGGTATTTGGTAATGAAGAAGTAAGGCCACAAAATATAGATAGAGGAACAGTTTATGACGTAGAAGCTCCTTTTGAACACATGAAGTTTGAAAGATTATTTGACGATAACGAAACAGGAAGTAGCCCATACTCAGGTGTTACACAACCACAAGCTTTTGTAACAGATATTCAATGGGGTTACTCTGCTGCAGGTGAATTTACATCAGATACAGATGTAACACCAAATACAGGAAACTATGAACCAGTTTTGCCAGCACCTTTAATTTTTTATGGTGTACAAGAAACTGGACTAAGTTCACCAAAAGGTATCAAATGGATTTCAGACGGAACACCTGTTTCTATTACACAATATCACAGACCAAGCAATACTAATGAAAGAGGTAGTAATAGAAGTAATCCTGAAGACTTAGGTACAACTACAAGTGCTGCAACTAATAAATTAATTCAATCAGGTCAAAACTTTGTTGCTACGGTAAATGTTGGTGATATTGTTTTAAATACAACAGACAATACAAGTGCTGTAGTTACTGCAGTTGATAGTAATACACAACTTACAATTAGTTTAGACATTATGGCTAATAGCGAAGCTTTTGTAATTATAAGACCACCTGCATTTACAATAAACTTTGATAACGAAATAGACGAATGGAACTTGATAGATTATCTTGGCACAACCAACTCATTATTTAAGAAGTTTTATAAAACTTATATTGACGGCATATTCAATGAAAAAAGAAGATTATTTAAGTTAAAAGCTTATTTAACAACTGATATATTAGCAAATTATAGATTGAATGACGAGTTTGTAATACAAGACCGTACCTTTCGTATTAATTCTATAAGCACAAACTTTAAAACTGAAGTATCGAATTTAGAATTATTAAACAAACTATAATTATGATAAAACAGATAATAGATTTACTTAACGCATCAGATTGGTATGGTGAAGATGAAATAATAGAAATAGCAAAAGGTAAATACAAAGCTGTTAGTAATTATAAAGAAATGAAGCAGCAACTAAAAAGATTAAGATATGGCAACTAAGAAAATATTAATTCAAATACAGGTTGGTGCTAAAGATGCAAATATTGCCGTATCTAAAGTAGAAAAATCATTACAGGGTTTATCGAATGCCCAAATGAAAGTAGTTGAAACTACAAAAAAAGCAAGAGCACAATCAGGATTAAATAACGCAATACTTTTAGAAACTGGACGTTTAGCTTCTGATGCTTCATTTGGTTTTACAGCAATCGCAAACAACTTATCACAAGTAGTAACATTATTATCTAGTTTTATAGAAACAAATGGAAGTGCTATTGAATCTTTTAAACAATTAGGTAAATCTTTAATTGGAACAGGTGGATTCTTAATCTTAGTACAACTTTTAATTTCATTCGGGCCTAAACTACTTGACATGTTAACAGGCACAACACAAGCTGTAAAAGATTTAAGAAAAGCACAAGAAGATGCAGCAAAAGCTGCAGGTGAGCAAATTGGCAGACTAGAAACATTAAGTATAGTTCTAAACGATGTTACAAGAACTTATGGTGAAAAACAGGCAGCCTTAGATGAACTTAACAGAGAACATAAAGAACTTAATTTACAACTAAATGAAGAAGGCACACTTACAAAAGATTCAATACAAGCTATAGAAGATTACATTCCAGCTTTAAAAAAGAAAGCACAAGCACAAGCCTTAATGTCTTTGATACAGCAAAAGTATGGTGAACTTATAGAAATAGAAAACCAAAGACTAATTGATAATATTGGCTTTTTTGACAAAGTAATGATTGCTATAAAAAGTGGATTAGGTATTGAAAGTGCTGTAGTTGATGCTATAGCAAAGTCAAAAGAAAGAAGACAACAAGCAATAGCAGAAATACAACAAGAGATTGATAATCTAACACAAAGCTTTTTAGCCTTAGGTGAATTTGGAGATAGAGATGATATAGGTGTTGTAAAAGCTTTTAAAGGCATAAAAGATATTGTTCTTGATAGAGATTTGTTTGAAGGTCTATCAAAATTACAAATATTTGCTAGAGATGCACTTGATGGTGCAGGTGATTCAGCAGTAAAAAGTTTATCGGTTTTAAATAAGGGTCTTACAGAACAAACAAAGATGATTAAAAAAGCAAGTAAAGACCAAATAAAACTTGCCGAGATAGAGGCCGATTCTAAAATACAAGCTTATAATGACACAGGTAATGCTTTGGTTGGATTAGGTAGATTAGCTGGTGAACAAACAGGTGTCGGTAAAGGTCTTGCTATAGCTGGTACTTTAATATCAACTTATGCAGCAGCTCAAAAGGCTTACGAAAGTCAATTTAGTTTACCTGTTGTTGATGCACCTGTAAGGGCAGCTATTGCAGCAGCAGCAGCAGTTGTACAAGGTTTAGCACAAGTTGCAGCGATAAGAAGAATCAAAACACCTGCAGGAGGACAAGGTTCTCAATCTGGTGGACAGACTGTTATCCAAGCACCTGACTTTAATGTAGTAGGTGCAAGTGAAACATCACAGCTAGCAACATCATTAGCTGGTGTTACTGGCAGACCTATACAAGCATTTGTTGTTGGTAAAGAGGTAACTACTCAACAAGAGCTTGACAGAAATATTACAAATAACGCAAGTATAAATTAATTATATATAAATCTAATATGAAAATTATAGAACTACTTATTGACGAAGAACAATTAATGTCTGGTATAGAAGCTATATCTATAGTTGATAAACCAGCTATTGAAGAAAACTTTATTGCATTATCAAAAAATGAAGAAGTTAAATTAGCTGAAGTTGACAATGAAAAAAGAATATTAGTTGGCCCAGCTCTTATACCTAACAAAAATATATTTAGGTCAAATGGTGGAGAAGATTATTTTATATACTTCTCAAAAGATACAGTAAGACAAGCATCACAATTATTTCTAATGAGAGGCAATCAAAACAAATCTACACTAGAACATCAAGCACAATTAAATGGATTGTCTGTAGTTGAATCTTGGATTATAGAAGATTCTAATATGGATAAATCTAAAAAGTATGGATTTGATTTACCTGAAGGTACTTGGATGGTTACTATGAAAGTAAATAATGATGCTGTATGGAATGAATATGTTAAAACAGGTTTAGTTAAAGGTTTTTCTATAGAAGGTTACTTTACAGATAAATTAGATATGAGTGCTTTAACTTCAGCAAATGATGAGGAAGAAGCAGAAGAAATATTATTAGAGATTGCCAATTCAATACTTGGCAATAAGTATCAGTTAAAAACATATAGTGATTATGGTAGTGGTGTTAGAAATAATGCAAAGAGAGGTATTGAACTAAATAAAAAAGTAAATAATAAATGTGCAACAAGCGTTGGAAAAGTAAGAGCTCAGCAATTAAGCAGAGGTGCGAGTCTCTCATTGTCAACGATTAAACGCATGTATTCATATTTAAGTCGAGCAGAAACTTATTATGATGCTAATGACACAAAAGCATGTGGCACTATATCATATTTACTATGGGGTGGTAAAGCAGGGTTAAACTGGTCGAGAGGTAAACTAAGAGAACTTGGTGAACTTAAGATGGCATCAATGGTGGTTGACAAAGATTATGCAATATTAGATGACAGACTTGCTTATGCTTCAAAAGAAATGGCTGAGAAGATGGCAAAGGATATTGGATGCGAAGGTATTCATGAACATGAGTTTGAAGGTAAAACTTGGTATATGCCTTGTGAGTTTCATAAGAAAGATGAAATGTATAAACACACTAAATGTCCAAGTGGTTTCAAAAGAATGAATGGTAAGTGTGTAAAAATGGCAGAGGTTGGCCCAAGAGGAGGTATAAGAAAAAGTCCTAAAGCACCAGCTTCAGGTACACCTAATAGAAATCCAAAAGGTAAAGGAACAGCAAAAGGTGATGCTTCTGGTAAACGTGGAGCTAAAGTATCTGCAAAAGATAGAGCGTCTTTGCAAAAAAAAGCTGACGATTTTAACAAAAGATATAAAGAAAAATTAGGTTATGGTATAACGGTAGGTATGTTAGCATCTGTATTTCAAAGAGGACTTGGTGCATTTAATACTAGCCATTCACCTAATGTTAAATCACCCTCACAATGGGCACATGCGAGAGTCAACGCATTTATGTATCTTGTAAGAAACGGTAGGCCACAAAATGCAAAATATACAACAGATTATGATTTGTTGCCAGCTAAACATCCTAAAAGTAAAAAATGAAAAAGACAAAAGAAACTGTAGGCAGAAACGTACCTAAGAATAGTCGTAGAGGTTGTCTTTGTAAAGATGGAAAATCTTATTCCATAAAGTGTTGTGATGGTACTCTGAGAGCTCAGGGTATTGGTAAAATATAAAATCTAACACTTTATTTACAATTTATTACATATATATAAATCTAAACTTAAGTTATGGAAAAGAATAAAGCTACAATGATATTAAAAGATATTATGGAAAAATTATCTTTAATTAAAAAAGAGGAGCTTTCTAAAGAAGTTGTTGAAGAACAATTACAGGAGGAAGCTGAAATGTCTTTGAAACTTACTGAGGAAGCGGTAAACGAAGAAGTACATTTAGAAGAAGTAAAACCAGAGGACGTGGAAGTTACGGCTGAAGAAGTTAAACTTGAAGAACAAGAATCTGAACTTATTTCTGACGAAGAAGATGTTGAACTTGACATGGATAAATATGTTACTAGAGAACAATATGAAAAAGACATGGCTTCAATGAAAAAAATGATTGAAGATATGGAACTTAAATATCATGATGATAAAGTCTCTATGTCAAAAGAAATTGAAAAACTCTCTGCAGAACCTGCAGCAGAACCAATTCAACATAATTCAGAGGATGTATTTGAGCCTAAATTTAAGTTAGCTCATAATAGAAAACAATCTACTCTTGATAGAGTAATGGAAACTTTAATTAACAATAATAAATAAATAATAAAATTATGGCAGTATTAACACACGTTAGTGATGATGTAATGAGAATTTTTGATGATTATGAATTAGTTTCAGCATCAGGCTCATTAAGTCTAGCAGATTCTGGAAAAGTATTTAAGATTTCTGGAACAGGTTACACAGTAACTTTACCTGCTCCAACAGCAGGATGGAAAGCAAAATTTGTTGTATCAGCAGCATTTACAACTGACTTCGTAGTACAATCTCCAGCAGATAATAGAGACACTATTAACGGCGGTATAATTGTAAACGGAGCTATCGTTGAAGCTGATGCAGTTGACAAAGTAACATTTGAAGATGGTGCAGAAAGTATCGGTGATTTCATTGAAATACATTCTGACGGCACTAGCTATTTCGTATATGGAAATGGTAATGCTAGTTCTTCAATTACAGTTGGTGAATTATAATAATAAATAAAAAAAGAAAAAAGATATGGCGACTACAACTTCGATAACTACTTCTTATGCAGGCGAGTTTGCAGGTGAATATATTGCAGCAGCTTTGCTAAGTGGTGTAACTTTATCACAAGGAGGGGTTTCAATTAAACCCAATATTAAATTTAAAGAAGTGATTAAAAAGCTATCAATGAATGACATTTTAAAAGATGCTTCTTGCGACTTTAATCCAACTTCAAATGTAACATTAACAGAAAGAATCTTACAACCAGAAGAATTTCAAGTAAACCTTCAGCTATGTAAAAAAGATTTCAGACAAGATTGGGATGCTCAATCAATGGGCTTCAGTCAATATGACAACTTACCAAAAAGATTTTCTGATTTCTTAATTGCACAGGTTGCAGCTAAAGTAGCTCAAAAAGTTGAGCAAAACATTTGGCAAGGAGCAACAGCTAATGCTGGTGAATTTGATGGATTCCAAGCTTTACTTGCAGCAGACGCAGACGTCGTTGACGTTGCAGTTGTAGGTGGTGGATTGACTGCTGGTAACATTATTGCAGAATTAGGAAAAGTAGTTGATGCTATTCCATCTGCAGTATATAGCAAAGAAGACGTTAACATTTACATTCCAACAAGTGCAGCTAAATTATATGTACAAGCTCAAGCAGCTTTAGGATATAGAGAGCTATATAACGTTGGCAAAACAGAAATGAACTTTCAAGGTATTCCATTATTTACAGCTCCTGGACTAGGAGATAATAAAATGGTTGCTGCAGAATCTTCTAACTTATTCTTCGGAACAGGTCTATTAAATGACTGGCAAGAAGTTAAGTTAATTGATATGGCAGATATTGATGGAAGTCAAAATGTAAGAATCATTTTAAGAGGAAGTGCTGGTGTTCAGCATGGAATCGGAAGTGATATAGTATTATACTCATAATAATAGTTTAACATAAATTAAGGTAGGTGGGTATATGCCTATCTACCTTTTTTTTTTAATAATAATAATAATATGGCATGTAATTTAACAAGAGGTAGAAAAGAACCATGTAAAGACGTAGTTGGTGGTATTAGAAATGTTTACTTTGTAGATTTTGGTAGTTTGGGTACAGTTACTGAAACAGATGACGAAATTACAAACATGACAGGCGATGCAAGTAATAATTTAACTGCATTTAAATATGAAGTTAAAGGTAACTCATCGTTTGAATCGAATATTACTGCTTCAAGAGAAAATGGTACTACATTCTTCGAACAAACACTAAATTTAACACTACACAAATTAAGTAAGGAAGATAATAAAGAATTAAAATTATTAGCTTTTGGAAGACCTCATGTAGTTGTCGAAGATTACAATGGAAATTGTATGTTGATGGGATTAGAGCATGGTGCTGATGTATCTGGTGGTACAATAGTAACTGGTGCGGCTATGGGAGATTTGAGTGGTTATACACTTACTTTATCGGCTTCGGAAAGAAAACCTGCTAACTTTATGGTAGTGGATGCAACGAGTGGTACTTTTCCTTTTAGTCAATTTGCTGGGATTTCTGGAACTATAACAATCACAGAAGGAAGTAATTCTTAATAATTAAATTTACTTTGTATAAAAGAGGGATGCTTGATGTATCCCTTTTTTTATATAAACAAATTAAATATTATTTGTTATTTATAATATGATTATACTTAACACATCTACAGGTGGACAGACTTTTAAGATAATACCTAGAAGTGCTGCATCTAGTCCTACTTTTGAATTATTAGATAAATCTACAAGAGTATCTTCTAACATAGGAATTGATGTAACTAATGCTAATGGTTACATGACTATTACTGGATTCTTCAGTTTAAAAGAGGGTAGATTCTATACTTTTAAAGTAAAAGATGGTTCTACAATTATATACAGAGGTGCTATTTTTTGTACAGACCAAACTAATTTTAATATATTTGATGTACATTCTGGAGAGTACACTACAGAAAACTCTTATGACAATGACTTTGTAATATTATGACAAAAAAAAGAACTAATACAAAACTAAATAAAGGCAACGGTGAAATACATGTTGTCAATCTAAACTCTTATACAAGACCAGAAATCATTGAACAATATAATAAGGACTATGTTGAATACGGTGAGGACAATGATTATTTCCAATATTTAATAGATAGATATAATGGTTCACCAACAAACAATGCAGCTATAAACGGAATATCAGAAATGATATATGGTAAAGGTATTGAAGCTGTAGAAAGTGAAGACAAACCTGAAGCATATAAGCAAATGAAAGAATTGTTTAAAAAACATATCATGAAAAGAATATGCTATGATTATAAAATGATGGGCCAAGCTGCACTTCAAATAATCTATTCTAAAGACCGTTCTAAAATTGTTCAGGTAGAACACATAGCTGTTGAGTCGTTAAGGGCAGAGAAGGCAGGAAAAGACGGTCTAGTAAAGGCTTACTACTACGCTAAGGATTGGAAAGAAGTAAAATCAAATACAAAAGTAAGGAGAATACCTGCTTTTGGTATGAGTAACTCTGGATTAGAAATTTTATATATAAGACCTTATAAAGCTGGATTTTATTATTACGCTCCAGTAGATTATCAAGGTGGATTACAATATGCAGAGTTAGAAGAAGAAATTGCAAACTATCATATAAATAATATACAAAATGGTTTAGCACCAAGTATGTTAATTAACTTTAACAATGGTGTTCCACCAGATGACCAAAGAGAAAGAATAGAACACAGAATAAAAGAAAAATTTAGCGGAAGTTCAAATGCTGGTCGTTTTATTTTAGCTTTTAATGATAGTAAAGAATTAGCAGCAAACATTGAGCCTGTAATTTTATCAGATGCCCATGAACAATATAAGTTCTTATCAGATGAATCTATGAGAAAAGTTATGGTATCGCACAGAATTGTATCGCCTATGTTAGTTGGTATAAAAGATAATACAGGTTTAGGTAACAATGCTGAGGAACTACAAACAGCTTCTATACTTATGGATAATACAGTTATTAGGCCAATGCAAGTTACTATACTTGATGAACTAGAAAAAATATTAGAATACAACAATATTGAATTAGATATATACTTCAAAACTTTACAACCACTTGAGTTTACTGATTTAACAAATGCACTCACAGATGCAGAAGTCGAAAAGGAGACAGGTATTAAAAAAGAAGAAGAACAAGAAGAACAACAAGATACTGAACAAGAAATAGAAGAATAATGGCAAAAGCACTATTTATAAGAAGAAGTGATATAGTAAAAAACACAGCGTTAAACGCTAATGTTGATACAGATAAATTTATACAATTTATTGAGTTAGCTCAAGAAATACACATACAGAATTTTCTTGGTACTGATTTATATAATAAAATTAGTAATGATATTTTAGGCACAGGTGGTGCATCATTGACAGGTAATTATCTTACACTTGTAAATGATTTTATACAACCTATGTTAATTCATTATGCTATGGTAGAATATCTTCCTTTTGCCAGTTATAGTATTTCTAATGGTGGTGTATTTAAACATCAGAGTGAAAACTCACAGCTTGTTAGTAAAGAAGAAGTAGATTATTTAGTTCAAAAAGAAAGGGAATATGCTGAATATTATACACAAAGATTTATTGATTACATGAGTTTCAATCAGTCTTTGTTTCCAGAATATACAAGCAATTCAAATGATGACATATACCCTGATAAAGATGCTTTATTTCAAGGGTGGGTACTTTAGATAAAAAGAAGACATATAAACCTAAAAAAGGGAATATAAAGAAATTGTTAATCTATTTAAAAAAGAAAGCAACTAAATAAATATGGCAACACTTTCAGGAAATAAAATAAAAGATACTTACCAGTCTCTAATAAAACTTACTGACAATGGTAACTTAACGACTGGTGCAAAAAGAATAACAGATGGTTTTGGTAACAACAGTCCATTATTTTTATCAACTACACAAATAGGTGTCGGTGTTACTCCGACTGTACAATTTCATGCTTCAGGTGATGGTAAGTTTGGTGGCAATCTAACAGTTACAGGTAACTTAGTTGTAGAAGGTAGTTTAACTACAGTAGGTACAGATACACTTACGGTCAAAGACCCTTTGATTGTTTTAGCAAACAATAACACATCTACAGATGCTGTTGACATAGGTTTCTATGGCAAATATACTCCAAGTAGCACTACTTTATTTGCAGGCCTATTTAGAGATGAAAGTGATGATAAATTCAAACTATTTAAATCATTACAAGTTGAACCCACTACAACAGTAAACACAAGCGGAACAGGCTATACAAAAGCAGGTCTAGTCATAGGCGGCTTAGAAGCTACTACTGGTAATTTTACAGGTTCTATTACAGTAAGTAGTTCAAGTGCACCAGTAATACAATCTACAACAGATTCTACTGCTGAAAATCTTTTATTGATTGGCACTGATACTTCTGCTGCTTCTGCACCTGATTTAGTTTTATATAGAAATGCTGGTGCACCTGCAGATAATGACACGTTAGGTGTTGTAGAGTTTAGAGGTAATAATGCTGCCAACAATGGAGTAAAAAGTTATTCAGGTATTTTTTCAAGGATAATTGATGGAAGTGAGCATAAAGGTGCTTTAACATTCAGTGTAAATGGAACAAATTATACAAGCGCTATGGCTATACATAACACAGGTACTAATCAACCAAAAGTTATTATAGGAAACACAGACCCTTTCGCAGTACCTACACACACTTTAGATGTTGATGGTGATGCAAGTTTTTCAGGTGATATTACAGTAGATGGCGGAGATATAACACTGGGTGGAACAGGAAGAATACAAGGAGTTGATACTGTAAGTGCTTCTACAGATGCGGCTAACAAAGCTTATGTAGATGCACAAATTACAGCACAAGATTTAGACATAGTTGGTGATAGCGGTACTGGTTCAGTAGATTTAGATTCACAAACATTTACTATAGCTGGTGGTACTAATGTAACAACATCCGTAAGTAATCAAACAGTTACAATAAACGCAACTGGTGCTGTTGATGGTAGTGGTACTGCTAATGATGTAGTAATGTGGTCTGACAGTAATACACTGACAGACGCACCTATTGCAATAAGTGGCACAAAATCAATTTTTGGCGGAGATATCGAAATTAGCCCATCAGTAAATAAAAGAATTAGATTTATGGATGGTTCTACCTTCAAAGGTGGCATTCAATTAGTAGATACAGGGGGACAAATGATAGGTACTTCTGCTGCTAACGATTTAGCAATAAGAAGTCAGTCTAATATAATTTTTTCAACTGGAGGTAATACAGAAAGATTTAGAATAGCATCAAGCACAGGTAATGCAACTTTTGCTGGTACAATTTCATCAGGTGCTATAACATCAAGTGCAAGTGTAATAGCAAGTGGCAATTCAAATAGTTTTGGAAATACTACAATAACAGCATTATCTGCAACATCAGGCACTTTTTCTGGTAGTGTTACAGCAGCAGGTAATACTAATAGTTTCGGAACAACAACTTTTACAGGAAATGTAATTATTGATGGATTTGACAATAGCAAATATTTATCACTCAGAGCAAGTGTTTGTTGTCAAGACCCAGCAGGTTCAGGTGGAGTAGGTTTGAAAGCATTAGACCATAATGGTTCATCAGCAGATGGTTTAGGTGTATATGGACACGATGGAATAAGCTTCTTTGTTGGACAATCAGAAAGAGCAAGAATTGATAGTTCAGGTAATTTGTTAATAGGTACTACCACATCAAGTGGTAAGTTAAATATCGATTCAACAGGAACAGCTATTAATTTAACTAGGTCAGGTCAAGAAACATACAAAATTATACACGGAACATCAGGTTTATTTATTAACCTACAAGGTGTTAATTTAACAGGACACACTCAAGACCACGACTTTAAAGTTTTTAATACTTCAGGTACTGCATTTGTAACGGCTGATGGTTCAACAGATAGGTTAGGTGTTGGAACTGAATCTCCTACAAAAAAATTAACTGTATTTGGAACAGGTGCAGGTAATGCAACTGTACAAATTGAAGGCGAGGGTGGTGCTGACCCTTATATAAATTTCTTAGCAAATAATACTCAACATTTTTCTTTAGGTATTGATGATTCTGATAGCGATAAATTCAAATTAAGTAAACATTCAGCATTAGGAACAAATGATTATATAGTTGTTGATACTTCAGGAAACACAAGTTTTGCTAGTGATATAACAGTAGCTGGATTCATTGACCAAAATGGTTCTAGTCCAAATTTATTTACTGGAAATATAAATATAGATAATTCAGCGCCTATTATACAAGCTAATTCTTCTAATGCTGGTAGTGGATTAAGAATGAATATAACTGGTTTAGATGCAGATGGAGATACTTTATTTAGAGTACAAGATACAAATACAACTAGGTTTACAATAAATAAAAATGGCTTTGCAACTTTTACAAATGATGTAGTAATTGGTGTTGCAGATGGTGGAGAAAGAAAACTAAAAATACACGGGGGTGCAAGTGGTTCACCTGAAGGTGGTCAAATAGAATTACATACAGCAGAAGACCACGATAGCAGTTATGCTTTTTATAGAATAGATGCTTATGAAGATGACTTAAGAATTGGTAGAGCAGGTACGACAGATATTACATTACAAAGCACAGGAAATGTATTATTTGCAGGTAACATAACTTTAAATACAGCAACTGTTTCAGATTCAGTATTTACTCAATTTATAAAAAGTAATTCATCAGTTAGAATTGATATTGATAGCGATAATAACCAAACAGATAGGTCATTTTTAATTAGCAAACACAACGCTGGTACTGAGTTAATGAGAGTTAATGAAGATGGGACTGTTGGGATTGGAACAAGTTCGCCACAAGAAAACCTACATATTCAAGATACTGATGGTGCTAATATAATACTTAATTCAAATACTGGTGCAGAAAATAATGGTATTTTTATGACAGAAGGCGCAGCAGCATCCTCATTAACAAATGGTGCATATTTGCATTATGATGGCGCAAATAATGCTTTCAAAATAAATACTGGTTCGTCTTCATTAAGCACAAGATTAACCATATTAAGAGATACAGGTAGCGTAGGTATTGGAACAACAAGCCCTCAGTATAATTTGCACGTTGTTACTACAATCGGAACAAGGGAATTAAAATTAGGACACGGAGATAGCTATGCTAGAATTACAACTGATGATGCATCAAAGCCATTAGATTTACAAATAAATTCTCAAAACGCTCTTAGGATTGCAACAAATAAAGATATTGGAATAGGAACAGATGTTCCTAATACAAAATTAGAAGTTGTTGAAGATATAACTTTTAGCACAATAGATACTTTTGGACAGTTTGTTATAAAAACTACAGCAGCATCAACAGGTAACTTATTAAACTTTGGTGTTGATGAATCTGGTAACTATGGATTTATACAATCAGTAAAAAGAGGTACTAATGTAACACCTTTAGTGTTACAAAGATGGGGAGGTAACGTAGGTATTACACAAACAAATCCAACTAGTAATATAAACTCAGGTACATTCTTTAAACCTGATTCTAATGGTAGATTTTTAACTTTAAATGGTGATGCTAATGGTTCATTTATTATGTTAGAAGGAAGCTCAACAACAGATAATGACCAAATAGGTGGTGTTTATTTTACAGCTACAAGTGGACAAGGCGATGCTCATAAACAAGTTGCAGGTATAGATGCTATAGTTTATGCACACGGAACAACAAGTTTAAATGGTGCCGATTTAAGATTTTTTACAAAACCTTCAGGAGCTGGCACGACGACACCAGCTTTAATATTAGCACACAATGATAATGCAACTTTTGCAGGTAATGTTTATGTGGGTAGCGCTACAACTAATGGTGGTGTAATTAACTTAATTCAAAGTGCTACAAATCCTGAAATAAGAATACAAGCTGGCGAAGGTGGTGCAAGTGCTTTTAGTATATATAACACAGCTACTAATCCAGATGCAGAACAATTTTTTATAAATAATACTTTAGGTTCATCTCACTTAGGTAATAAAAGAGGTGCTTTAAAACTTGAAACAATCTCAGGGATTAATTTAACTTTAAGTGGTGACCACGCAACTTTTGCAGGTAGTGTAACTGTTAATGGAGGTCAAATATTAACGCCTGGTGGGGTAAATCTTGCTTTAAACCCCAATACAGGACTTGTTACTGTTGGAGGTAGTATAAGCGCAACAGGCACATCAATAACTTTAGATAGTGCAGGAAGTGCTGATTATATTGCAGATAGAGCAAATGATACAAGTGGTGCATCATATCAATACAAAACAAATGGCAGTTTAAAATGGTATCACGGATTAAGAGGACTTTCAAATAATGACTTTTATTTATTCAACAATACAGCAGGTGCAAATGCTTTAGTTATTACAGAATCAGGGTCAAATGCAACTTTTGCAGGCAATATAACAGCCTCATCTGGTACTGGTCATTTTTCTGTAGTTAATGCTTCAGCATATCAACTAAATGGTACAACTGTAAT